CGTTACCGTCTGCATCAAACGCACGTTCTCTAATGTTTAGTTTGTTTACGTAACTACTATCGCTTAGTCGTGCAGTATCCATTTCTAGACCAGTAATGTAAACTGCCATTCTTGGCGCACTTGGAATTTTGTTTTCCGAATTATCTCTAAGAATACTACCAACTTGTCTAGTTAAATCGCCATAAGTTACTGGAACCTGTACTAAACGTCCTTGCCCGTCTTTATAACTAAATTGTCCAAACAATCTAACTATTTGTGTAAGATATCTACGTATTTGTCCATCATAAAAATGTTGCATTAGTTATCCGCCTTAGGTTTTAGTGCTTGAGAAATACTTTGTCTTTCTTCGGTTACTTCGCCACCTATATTATTAGTATTGGTATTATTAATAAATGTGCCACGCTGGGTATTAGTTTCATCTGCACCGTAAACAAATGCACGTTTAACATCGTAAATTTTGTTCCATTTATTATTTCTAAATTGAAACAATCTATTAGGTAAAAAATCTGTTCTTAAAAAATAATCATTAGTTTCTGGCTCTGCCGGAAACTGAACTCCAAAGCCAAATGCTTCTCCATTAGGTGAAATAGAATCACCAATAATATATCCTTTGTATCCTGCTCTATCAGGCGGCGCCATCTCGGATAAACCGTCTGCGTCTTTTGTTTCAGTTAATTCTACTATACCGTTGTCGTCAACGGATACTGAAAAGTAATGACTGATATCATATCCGCTTTTTTGAGTTTCTTCTGTTGCTTCTTGTATTACTCCTGTAGTAATATTCATTTCTCTTTCGTATGTAGATAATATATCTCTTAAAGTATCTCCATCGGGCGCATCTTCACTTGCTGGTAAATCTAAAATATCTTTATATTCTTGTCCGTCGTATATTTGTTTTAGTTTTACACGATATAAGTGCGGATACCATGTTTGTGAAAATCCTTCAGCAGCACGATTAATATCTTCTACAACGTAGAATCTTTTAAGAGCAACACTGGCATCATTTTCTGCATATTCATCTATTAAATGCGGCAACTCAAATACATCACCAGGCATAATTTTTCTACCAATAGTTTCAACACTGCTGCGTATATGAACTGTCATAAACAATGTGTCGTTGCTTAAAAACAAACCAAACTGACTTAAATCAAAATCTTGATCTTGTACATTGTATATGCCTCTAAGTCTGTAAATATCTTGATCGTATTTTCTATCTCGATTTTCAAGAAACATTAAATCTTGTATTTGAGTATGATCTTTAACGGTTGTTCCGTCATCAGTACCGATATATTTGTATACATGTATGTCTGTACCACCAACAGTAAACATCTCTAGAATTTGTTTATCTAGGAAGTTAAAATCGTTACCACGTTCGGGTTTATATAAGCTAAGTCTTGGCATACACATATTTATCGAAAGATAAATACTATATCGGAGAACTTTATATATGGCTACACAAAAACAAGAAATATTTGACTACGTCCACGCAATGCTAGGCGGCGGCATGGTCGATGTCGAACTAGATCCTATCCATTATGAAACTGCTTTAGTTAAATCATTAACTAAATTTAGACAGCGTTCAGATAACAGTGTAGAAGAATCGTATTTGTTTATGGAAACTATAGAAGATACAAATGAATACACACTTCCAAACGAAGTTATTGAAGTTCGAAGAATCTTTCGTAGATCAATTGGATCAAGAACAGGCGGCGGAGACGGCGGCACTTTGTTTGAACCATTTAACCTTGCGTACACTAACACATATCTGTTAAGTTCATCTAATATGGGAGGACTAGCAACATATGATTTGTTTAGCCAATACCAAGAACTTGTAGGACGTATGTTTGGATCGTTCATCGAATTCAAATGGAATCCTACAACACATAAACTTACATTATTACAGCGTCCGAGAACAGACGAAACACTAATGCTCATGGCGTACAATTATCGTCCAGACGAGCAACTACTTGATGATTATCTAGCAAAGCAGTGGATTAAAGATTATACTTTGGCAAACTGTAAATATATGTTAGGCGAAGCACGTTCAAAGTTTGCTACTATTGCAGGACCACAAGGTGGGTCAACCCTTAATGGTAATGATCTTAAAAATGAAGCAATGCAAGAAATGGAAAAACTAGAGCAAGATGTAATTCAGCAAGTTGCTGGTGGCGTAGGTTACGGATTTACAATCGGCTAAAATAACCCAATGTTAGCGCACTAAATGTAACAGTAATGTAAATACTGTATGTTAAGAAATGATCTTAAAGAAGAGTACAGATTATTTTACATGGTCAAGGGCCACCTTGACGCCACCCCAGAAACAGTAGTAGCAAGTGCAGAAGGTTATTTCAAACGTCTATGGTATGACGGTTGCAATGGTGCACCTTTGTACGACTATGCAGAACAGTTCGAACAAGCATGGAGAGATAGACAGAATGGTTTCACGGAAGATACAAGACCTAAGTAATGAGGACTTATCGTACTTAGAAAAGTTGTTAGGTGAAAAGTTTGCTGAACAACTAGAAGCAGATCAAACTTGGGCATCAAAAAATCATTATGATCGCCCTGGCAATAAAAAGAAACAAATACTTCGTATTATGGATGCTATTCGTTCACAAAAACGGTTGAAAAGTGTTGCTAAGTGGTAATATAGGTTGACAAAATATCATTAATAACATATAATAAAATTATACTATGTGGAGATTAATTAATGTTACCTAAACTACTTGTTGTAGGACACGGCAGACACGGCAAAGACACTGTTTGCGAAATGCTAGAACTTTACGGATATTCATTTCAATCTAGTTCTAAATTTTGTAGTGAATTGTTTATTTTTGATGAATTAAAAGACAAGTACAGTTATACTGACGAAGAAGAATGTTATGCAGATAGGCACAATCATCGTAAACTATGGTATGACATGATACATGATTATTGTAAAGATGATCTTGCTAGACTAGGACGTAATTTATTTGCAGAACATGACATATACTGCGGACTTCGCAACAAACGTGAATTTTTTGCAATGCAAAACGAAGAAATTTTTGATTATGCTATTTGGGTAGATCGTTCAGACCACTTGCCGCATGAAGATAACAATTCAATGACAATTGAACAATGGATGTGTGATTACACAATTGACAACAACGGCGATCTAAAGCGTCTAGAAAAGAATGTAGCAATGCTAATGCGTACTATTTTTAAAAATCAGGGATTAAGTCTCCCTGTTTCCACTGCACCCCAGTTTTTTGCAGAATACGTTGACAGTTAGCACACACTGTTTTTAAATTGCTAGGACGGCAATTTTCTAAGTTGCCGTCAATATGAAACACGTTAAACTGTTCTTGATGCTTGCTTGTATAACCACATTTTTCACAAGTATCTTTTTTAATATATCCTGCTTGCTTCCATTTTGGTATTCCGTGTCCTAATCCGTTGCGTAGGCACGTCTCACACAATTTACGATAGTAAATTTTGTTTCCTTTTTTATAATTTATAGCTGCCGGACGCTGTCCGCATTTACATAATGGTCGCATACTGTATTTACCTCACCTTTTCGGTCCCTTTTTCGGGGGTATTTGCACAGAGTTTTTTCTTTTAATTGGTAAATACATGTAATAAACAATACACTATCCAACAGGAGATTAAAATGGCATTAGTATCACCAGGTGTACAGGTTAGCGTAGTAGACGAGAGTTTTTACACTCCCGCTGAACCAGGAACTGTACCAGTAATTTTTGTTGCATCGCAAGAGAACAAACTAAATGCTTCAGGATCAGGAACAGCGATAGGTACACTAGCAGAAAATGCCGGTAAGCCTTATTTAATGACATCGCAACGTGACCTAGCTGAAACATTTGGCGACCCAGTTTTCCAAATTGATGCAAGCAATAATCCAATTCACGGTTCAGAATTAAGTGAATACGGATTACAAGCAGCTTATTCATATTTAGGTGTAAGCAACAGAGCATGGGTTGTAAGAGCCGACATAGACTTAAAACAACTAGTTCCTCAATCATCAGTTCCAACAGCATTTCCAGATGCAGGAACATATTGGTTAGATACTGGTTCAAGTGCATTTGGTATCCAGGAATGGAATAATGCAAGTGAAACTATAACAGGCGGACAATCATTTACAACACAAACACCTATTG